TGTCGAAGTGGTGACAATATCTGCGTCCAAGTCTGGCGTTGCTTCTGTTACTACGCAGCGAGTTAATACAATCACAGTTTCATCACCTCCACCATGAGCCATTCTGCACGCTACTGATACGCGAGTTCCACCGTGCGCGTAGTTGCGCCATGTGAACGGGGCATCACGCAAGGCACGCAACACAGCAGAACCGCTAAATTCAGGGGTGCCGCGTGAGTAACGCTTGCCGCACGCCGCAGCATTGTCGCCAGCTTGCGCTAGGGAAATGCTCACGTCCATTGACTTCATAATGCAAGTAGCTGAAAGCCCGTTGACGTAAAAGCCTTTGACGCCATCCACTGCGCTCACAACCAGGTCGGTAGGTGCGGCTGTTACTGTTTGACCTGCAATCGCTTCATAGCTTGCATTTTCGCGTTCAGCCATGTATTCAAAAGAACCAGTTACCGCGCCTTCTTCGGGAATTGACACAGACCCAGTGTTTGGAATTGCATCGTAAACAGTGTGGCGAGATACGTCATCAGTCGCACTCAAGTCAGTTGTAGCGGTTTGAAAAGTGCGATAGAAAGGCTCGTTGGCATTGATAAAGCGATTTGATTTAAGTGTTACGCTCGCCCCTGCTGCCTCGGTTGCCGCTGGCGCGATAGTAGTAACGATTGTGGTTCCGCCACTTTTAGACGCAACAAAATAAAAGCCATTAATCGATGACCCAGCGAAACCGGCAACCCAAAACCCATCACCTACGTTTAGCGCAGCATAAGCCCCAGCCGGAACTGTAAAGCCGTTTACTAGCGCCGCGTAGGTTGATGCTGTGTTTGTGTATGCAGTATCGTCAGCGTAAAGCGCCTCAATCAAATATTTAATAGTTTGCTTGCTTGCCTCGGTCTCAAATGCGCAACTTAAATCAACGCCGCTTTGAACTTGGTTTTGCGGATTATAACCTTGGATTATTTCGCCTGACTGCGTGTAATTGACAGTCTTTAATGTGCCACCACTCACGCGGCGAACAGTCTCAAAAACGGGGCTGGCGTTTATTGAGCCGTAGGCTGATTGAAGTGATGACAGTAAAAAAGTGTCTCTTTTTGATAGTGCTGAATTAGCTACGGCTGTGGGTGTAAGCGCCATTTTTTAAACTCCGGTAATTGATTGATATTGATATAGACAAATCACTTGGACATGATACCACGGCGTATCCTCTTCGGAACCAATCACCTCAGGCTCAGCGCTTAGACACACAGTATACGGCATTGCAGCCCCGTCAAAACTTAATGCGATAGCTTCGGCCATTGTCATTGCGGCAAAAGAGCCAGTTTTTTTCGGATAGAACACGTCAATGTAAAAAAAGCCTTGGTAAATCCGAAAGCTGTTAGCTGCATCTTTATCTATACGCACAGGCGAGGCGATTGAGGCGCGAAGCCACGGCTGATTAGCTGGCGTTGTAAATGGAGCGTTTGGCCAGCTTACACGCGCAGAAACTATGCCGCTTGGCAAGTGCGCCGCGAGGTAATCAGTCAAATCTTTTTCAACTTGCCCCAAAGATATTCTCAACGCTTCGCCGCCTGTAAAATTATTCTTTCAACGTAGCCAGACGGCGCTTGGCGCGACCATCCGCTATTCAATCGCCCAATGTATGGCAACATGTTTTGAATAAAAATCCTTTTGTACTTTTGCGCAGTGTTTATTTTTGCTTGCGCATCATTCACCGCAGCACCTGGGGATCCGTGATTAACTATAGAGTTATCCGCTGTTACCAGCGAAACATTCCAAGAGCTTTTGGCTGCGCCAGTGTCCACAGGCGTTTGAGAAACCAGCATAGAGTCAATCATAACAGCCGTTTTTTTTGCATTATCCAGCACAAATTCATCAAGAAAGTCGCCCAAATTAACAGAGTCAATGATCCGAATCATAGCCTTCGAACCTGCATAATTATTGTGGCGCCCGCTGGATCAATATTAACATTTTTAATCTGCAAATTCTCTGTTTTAAATGTGCACGTTGTCGAGTCTGGGCGCACAGATATGGTTATCGGGCTAAATTGAGCGATTAGCATATAGTCGTTAATCTGTACGCTTTCGCCGTCAATATCGCGCGCTTTGTAATCAATGCGAATGGCCTTTATAGTTTGCGTTTCGGTTGCTGCTGTTTGCGTGACATTATTCCAGCCAGTTGCATTCAATAAAACGCAATTATCAGCAAAAGCGGCAAATTCATCGCCAATCAATTCAGCCGCTAAATCAATAAATTCTTGTGGGGATGTGCTCACATAACCCTCACAACACGACCAAAGCCTGTGCTTAATTTAAGATATGGACGCAAAAGATTTTCAAGCTCGGCAGGTAACACGCGGCTGTAAGTTTGGGCGCTTCCTTCCGCATAGGTTTTTGAGGTTGACATCACCGAAAGCGTTTTAGACTCACTAACAACATCGCCAGCGGTTGATAGTGCTGTGGTGTTGACTAGCAAGGCGTCATTAAGATGCAACCAAGCCGCATAAGCTGCCGCCTGCTTAATTTTAAGCGGTAAGCCTATGTCATTGTCGCGGGGGAAATCTAAGGCCTGTGTTTCGACAAGCTTATCGCCTGCAAATTCATGCTGCCAATCTATCCAGCGCTTTGAGGCTGTAACGAGTGCAGGCTCAATTTGCTCGCGGGTATACGTGCTAGGCATACCCATTTCAGCAACAAAACCAATGTAAAAGTCAAAGTCGCAATAGGCTTGTGAGTCGTCAAGTCCGGTGCCGTCTTCAATAATTATGGTCATTATTCCCACCCGTAAACTGGCTGCCAAACGTATTGGATTGTTTGTGATGCGGTAGCTGTCCCTACCAAGAACTTACCAACCAGCGCAACAAATTCTCCAGGGTTTACATATACAGGCGAGTCACCAAGATCAATGAAAATCTGTCCGTTTTGTGGCCCAGCACCAATACCGGCGCCAACCGCCCAAGACATAAAACCTAACCCCATTTTGCGTGGGGCTTTAGCTGTTGCGGTAACGAAAGAACCAGTTTCAGCAGTAGCCAAGCTGACAGCGGTATGCCCGAATGCCAGCGACCACTGAATGACCGTTGCAGTGGTTGCCACGGCTGCCCCAAGGTTTACAGCGTCAATAATAATGCCGCGCAATGCAAGCCTGCGACCCTGTACCGTTTGAGACCCTGCCGGAACTTGATAGCTGCCAAAGATTAAATCAGTAGCCGCACCTGCCGCCGCTGTTGCCAAACCTTGACCGCCCAAGCCCGCTGGCAAGTTAGCTGTTAAGGCCGTGTTGCTTGGTACCGCCGCCGTTGGGTTTGTGGAGTTTGGCAATGTAGTCAAGCTTCCAATTGTTCCACCTGACAATCCTTGATAGCTGCCAAGCACACGCTGGCCAACAATTGATAACCGATCCGCATACTGAGAGCCGCGAACAAACACGCGGTAATCAGATATAAGCGCTTGAGTTGCCGCACCAGCCGCACCACCTACAATCGCGTGACGTACTGACCATGGTAACGCAACTGATTTAGTTGGGAAGCTCGCGCCTACTGGCGTAGGTACCTCACCCATCAAATAGTTATTAATCCAAAACGTAGTCGATACGTTATTGACTTGGATTAGGTAGCGGTTTACGGCGTTGTTAGTGTAAAGCCAAGTTCCAGCACCCAAGGACAGAGGGAAAACGCTTGTATTTGTTTCTACCCCTGAAATACTGACTACGCCACTCATCCCGCTTGCGGTCATGCGGAAAAACACGCCATCCAACGGCGCGAATGCTGTAGAAGCGCCGCGCAAAAACAAGCCAAAGTCAATCACAGTGTTAGCGTTAGGTTGCGCGGTAAATGCTACGCTAGTTTCAACAACTGTGGTTTGTGTGCCGCCAACGGGGAACTGAGCATGAGTGCCGAACGTCATACCCGTGGTAGTGGTTGTAATGTTGCCTGAGTTGGTTAGCAATCCAGCCGCCGATACGGTAGCGGTTAACGTAGTGAATGCGTGCGAGTGCTTACCAGTATTCTGAGCCGTGTAGTTAAACTGCTCTTGATCTAGCATATTGTCATGGGCTACACGGGCTCGATAATCTTTATCGACCTCAAATGATAGAGTGGCGCGCTCTCCTGTAAACAGGCCTGCGTCAACCTCTGAATAAGAAGCAACGGCATTGGCATCGCCACCGCCAATCGGCTCGCCTGTCGCATTATACCCCGGGCTTAGTACGTATAAATTACCATCGGAATCGACTTCTGCTTGTAGCCCCGTTGTTCCGCGAATTTCTGCATCAAATGCCATATAAACCTCAATAAACCCAATTAATAGAAATGTCACCGGTCAACTTCTGATATGACCTAACGTAAATAGTGAACCCAGTTCCTGCCACTACTGCGCCAGTTGTTACGGTCACGCCAATAGCACCTAGATACTTATGGTCATTAGCCGTGTAATCAGCGGTAGCAGTAGTGCCGATTGACGCGATAACTTTCGAGCCTGCTAAAATTCCAGTCTGACCAGTCACCACTAGGTGAGATTCGTTTGTTTCAGTTATACCAAAGCTCACAGTGGATGTGCCAGCCGTAACACCTCCAGATGCAATAACCAAATCCCCAGAACCAAGCAGAGTGGTGCCATTCACCGTCTTAATGTTTGTGCCACTAACCAGAGCGGCCTGCTTGCCGTTAAACGTATTCCAATCTGTAGCCGTCAACTTTCCGCTTTGCGAGACGTTTGCATCTTGCAGCGCTATCGTGATCGCTGGCGTTGTGCTGGCATTTGCCACAGATCCAGAGAAACCGTTAGCAGTTACAACGCTTGCAGTGGTTACCGTGCCTGTATTGTTTGTAAATCCGCTTGGGTTTGATGCATCGTATTTTAAATTTAGTGCCGTTTCGGTTGCGGTGCTTATTGGCTTATTGGCGTCTGTGGTGTTATCAACATTGCCAAGCCCTACCGCCGATTTATTAAGCGTTTGCCAGGATTTATCGCCTCGCCAATATTGCGCCGTAGTGCCTGCGGTTATTGCGCCCTCTTTGCCATCTAGCGCGGTTTGCAGACCTGTAACGTCAGCGGTTACATGTGTGTGCGAAGATGGCGGGAATGTGACTGGCTTATTTAGTATCTGCGCACCACCGCTGCCCGCATTCCAGTCTGCGTTTACGTTGACTTCTGCACCCGCTGCGATACCGTCCAGCTTTGTTTCGTCAGCAGTCGTGAATGATGCTGTGGTATTTGTGAGAACGCTTGATAGTGGCTGCTTATCATCAAGCAATGCGTCTGCCTGTGCTTGCGTGTAGTAGCGCGCGTCACCCCTAGCATCATTGTGGTATTGGGTATGGTCATCATCAGCCAAACCCGTTAGCGCTCCGTGATCGGTAACGCCGCCCTCTGTTACCGTAAATCCAGTGCTTGCAATAGTGAGAGTGAATTCTTGGGTTGTAGTGACAGTTTGTATTTGAGACTCGATAGCCGTAACCGTAAAGCCCTCAACAGCAGCAACGGTTTGATTTACCACTTCAACAGTAGTAACAACGCTCATCGCGTTATGTCCTCAGCAACCGAAACGGCGAATGTCTCAGTGCTGGCGACCTTTGCGCCTATCGTGTATTGAATATCTATAAGGTGCTCACCGATAACCCACAAAGCTGTCTGCACTGCGGTTGCGCTAATGGTGTATTTGTATTCTGTTAGGGTAGGTGTTCCGACTGTGACTGTAAGCTGATTAACAAGCTCGCCATTGCGCCTAATTTGCGCAGCCGTGGCGGTCAGCGACTCACCAAACGCAAGAGGAACCGAGCATGCAAGCTCAAAAGTATCGCCGCGTTTATGATTGATCGTAACCATGCTCAACACCTAATAAATTTTAGCTATCTTAACATGTTTTTTGCGGATAATAAAAAGCCCCTTATTCGGGGGCTTCTTCTTTTTGCTTGTCTTGCTTCGGCTTTTTGGGTTTGTCGTCTTCGGCTTCCACTTCCATCGCGCCACTAAGAGCCGCAATTTCCGCTTCGTCTTCCGTTTCGTATAACTCAGAGATAAAAACAATCTCCTTGTTTTTGCCCATTACCCGCTTACCAATATAACTTTTGAAAATCATACATCCTCCAAAGATAGCCCCACTTAAGGGGCATCTAGTTAGCCGATATTGTACAGGCGCGCCATATGGGTCTTGGATTGGCGAATCTCCATACCAAAGTCACCGATGATGCGTGTGCGCTGGCCGTCTTGACCGTTTGCAGTAGCATCAAGAGTGCGCCATGCGCCTGAATCAGCAGCGTTACCAGCAGCCATTGGGATGATGCTAATCATGCTAGAGTCAAACATAATCGCTTCACCGTCTGACAGGTTAGTGTCGATAACGATGCGGTTAACGTTACCAACCAGCGGCAAGTCAGAAGGCAAAGTAAGAATTGAGCCTTCATCAGCAGACCAGTCAGACAAGCGAACGCTATCATACTGAGCCGATACCAGTTGGCTGATCTTGCGCGCTTGCTTGATAGGCAATGCCAAGGTGTTAGCCATACCGCCACGCGCTACAATTTCAGCGTTCAAGGTGTTCAACGCATCAAGCGACAATGCCGCTGCCGAGTTGTCGGTTTTGATTGCGCCAACTTGATCCAAGAAGTAACGCAAACCGCCTGTATATGTGACAGGATTGCCGCCAATGGTTGCAGACGCTTTACGACCACGAACCAGAGCGCGGTTCATTTGGATGGTCAGCTGGCGAATGCGCTCTGACAATTGGAAAGTCAGATCATTGGTGCCAGAAAATTGCAAAGTAGCCAATGCGCGGCGAGAGAATTCAACAGCGGTATCCATGGTTTGAAAATAGTTTTCAATTGGATCAGGCTGGAAAATACCATCATTTTGAACAGTTGAGTTTTCTTCGCGACCTACTGAGTCGATAGTCAACACTTGGCCGCTGGTCAATGCAACCGCAGTAGTGCCACCAAATCCACGGGTAACGGTCAGATCGTTTGAAGATACCGCAGTAACAAGAATAATTTCATCTGAGTCAGTAGGACTCAAAGTCATACCAGCACGGAATTTTGTGCCATCAGCAACAGGCACAGTAGTACCGCCAACAAGCACTGAGCTGGTTGTGGTTGAGCTGGTAGCATCAACACGCATATCAAGCCATGAAAGTTTTGAACCTTCAAAAGCCAAGCGCGGAGAACCCATAGAAACGGTTTGTAAAATACCTGTGCGATTGCTGCGCGCAATTTCAAAGGCTTCGTTGATTACCTTGTCATTCAATAAAGAATTTAACAAGCCGGACGTAGTAGCTGCTGCAGGCATGATAGCCTCCTAAAGTTAAGTGTTTTGAAGTGAAGCTTGTAAAAATCCAGTCAAGTCGCCTTTCTTCTTGGCTTCTTGAGCTTTTGCGTTAACTGTAGAGGCACCGCCTGCACCAGTGTTACCATTTGCCAAGCCGCCGCCAGTAGTGGTTAGCTCAGCCTTTACCAACCGATTGACGCGAGGCGAGCTTAAAAACTCTTTCTCGAATCCGGCACGATCAATAGACAAGGCACCGCCTTTGTCGTCTAAAAAAATCTCTTTGCCCGTTTCTGGGTCAATCTTGATACGTTTTTCAAGTATTTCATAAAGCGTATCGCTGGCGTCTTTATCGACAGCGTTTGTGACGGCAATCTCGCGCGCTAGTGCAGACTGGCGCTCTTTGGCTCGCTCTGCCTTAAACTCGCCAGTTACCTCACCGCGTACACGTTCGGCAGTACGCTTTTCAAGGTCTGCCATTTGTTCTTGATAGCGTTTTTCAATCGCTGCAACATCGCCAGAACTTCTCGCATCTTCAAGCGCCTTAGCTCTGGCGGCTTCAATCTTGGCGGCAGTCGTTGCCTCTTGTGTGCTTATTTGCGTTTCGTATTCAGTAGCCTTTGTCTTGTACTGATCGCGCTCAGCCTTGGCATTCTTTAACGAATTTGCCAAAGCAATAGTATCTTTGTGCTGATAGCCCTTTTTGCCGTTAAATTCACTTTCGACAAAATCCGCTCGCATGGTTTCCGGTAATGATTCCAAATTTTCAACAAACATAGGCACCGCCTTTTAATAGTTAAGCGCTATCACCGATAGCGCTTTCATTGATTTTAATACTTTATTGAGCGTTCCGCAAATTACCCGTTATTGAACCGCCCGAATTTTCAGCATCCGCGATCATTTTGTCTGCATCTTCTGGCGCGGCACCACCAAGGACTAGCATTTGAATAGCCTGCTCCTTGGTGTAAAGCCCTGCCATGTAGGTTTCAATAATCACGCGCTGCTCGTCCGGCGTTATTTTCTGGGTAGCAAAATCACGCGGTAAATCTATCGTTATTTGGTCGAGATTTTCCTCGATGGCATCTTGTGACCAAAGACCCTCAAACATTCCGCAATACAGGCAAATACGGCTATACGCGGCCTCAATAGACTGCGCCAAGGTGTCAAGCATAGCGTTTTGCTCGGCAGCATCAATACCCGCCTCGGTCGCGGTTTTCTGCGTCTCGGTTTGATCTTTGAACGATCCACCAAGGGCGCGCACTTTGCTTGCGTGGTTTTCAAAATACCACTGGTAGCCCTCGAAGCCTGTATTGCCGCCAACAATCTCAGTTGTAACACCTTCTGGCAAATTATTTACAGCGCCAGAACCAGTAGCGATAAAATTGCGGTTATTCATCTTCACGAATAGCCCGTGTTTCTGCTCAGTCCAGCCGCTTGTATTGATCGTGGGGCACAGGTTACGCAATGCTTCTTTGTAGTCGGCGCTCACGATGTAGGAGTGATAGGCCTTGTCAACTATTGGCGACAGATAGCCGAACCCTGTAGGCATTGAGCCGCTTGGCAGTTCGGAATCACTGGCAATTTGGACGGGGAGCCATTTTAGCTTCTGCTTGGTGTTGCCTAGCTCGACATAGGACGGCTCGCCTTTCTCGGTGCCATCAGCATTTTCAACAATCTTCTGCTGATAATAATCACCGTTAGCATCGAGCGCCAAAATCAAATAGCTTGCTACGTCTTTATGCTGGAATGTATCTGCATCAAAACTGCTCCCAATCTCACGCAACATCAAAAACGCCAATTGCAGGCGGCCATTAATGCGCGTGAAATGCCACTGAACAACGTTTTCACGGGTGTAACTTTTGATTGTTGCCCGGGGGTTAAGCTTCTTAAGATCCGCAACAGATACCGAGCTAATGTCAACATCAGAAAGGCCTTGGTAGTCAGCAACAAGGATGCGCCATTTAGATTGTAGAATATCTTCAATGGATTTTGACATCGATCCACGTAACGATATGCCGTCACCGTCTGAATCGTTTTCAAGGTAGCTCAGCTTATCCGGCAGCTCGACAATCGTGTCGCTCAACTTCATGCGCCCAGTCAAAGAATCCATTGTTTTCTTGGGGAACTCGTCAAACTCAGCAGTCGCCAAATATTTGGCGTAAAGCTCGCGCGACTCTGGCGAGTTGTCGTCAATGACGCTCGGATACGGCAGCGCAGTGCGGCCCAACAGCTTCACAAACGACTCGCCAGCAATAGCGGCACGGATGCGGATTAGGTGCGGTAACGCTAGCGAGTGTTCATTGTGTGGCGTTATCATAAATCGAGCCCTGATAAGTTTTATCTATTGTATCACAAGCCTGCGCGCTTGAAAGCTGCGGAATCTAGATCTCGAAGTTCGGCAATTGTTAGCGGTCTTTGGGTTGCGTCTGTGAATTTGCTTAGGCGCATGCCGCCCTCTTTGAAAAGTTTCGCTTTAGTGGGCCCTAGCGTTGATTGAATGTACCAATCAGGCTGTGACCGTAACCAAGTATCGATATTGGTGCCAGCCGGAATTTGGCCAACCTTAAAAACATCCTGATCTTTCTTGCCTCGATATTTGAATTTTTTGTCTGTGCGGTTTTGCTTTTTCTCGAATGCGGTGCCGCCATCAGCTTGGCCACCTACTGCTGCGCGGGTGCCGTCTGGGTAATCTTGGCCAGCTACTAGAGCAACCAGCGCAGTACGGCAGCCAAAATGAAAAGGGGGTTGTCCAACTGGATTCTCACCCATAGGCCAGCCTTTCGGGTACTTTGACGCAATCCCCATGCAAATTGGCGTTGTCCTGTTATCGAAAGTAACCACCGGGAATTCTCTCGCAATCACATCCAAATTGGCTTCGGCTAATGCGCGCCTAGCTTGGGCTGCATAGTGTTGAAAACCTGTACGCGCCAATGATTCGGCCTCGTTTTTCAGCAAGCCTTCCGTCACATTACGAATCCTCCCTGCAATTTGATTGACAGTCTCGCCTCTCGAATATCCTGCCTTCACCGCTGAATCGTAGGCATTCCCAACACTTTTAACCTGCGCACTAACGTACTCAGGCCAGAACCCAGAATCAACCTTACTGCCTGAGTGTAGAGTCATTAGCGACTTTTCAATAAAGCCCTTGATCTGCTTGTCAGCTGGCGTTTTTAGTCGCTCATCTGCATAGCCGCCAACCAACGAGGCGTAGAATCCGGCCTCATAGATGCCCATCGACTGGAGCTCTTGCGTTACTTCTGCCCATGCTTGCGCGGTAGTGGTTTCGGTAGCTTTGCGAATAGCTGCGGTTAATTTGTTAAGCTCAGAAGGCGAAGCAATCTTTTCAGCATCAAGCAGAATCAGCCTAGCAGCCTTGTAAGCCTCAGCCAATGACGGGTAGATTTTAGAGTTGAGCATCTGCGTTGCAAGGCGCTGCAAGTAGAGTTCGTGGCGCTCGAAGTCGTCTAAAAAACTCATTCTATTAAATCCACTAAAGCCCTAGAAAGTATCCGAATAAACTCGTTCGTGTCGCCATTATATTTTTCGCCATTGGCAAGCTGCCTTAATGTTACCACCGAAACAACATGCACACAGTCGCCCGTATTGATAACGATAGCGGGCTGCTTGTCTGCGAGGGATTCTATCATCTGCGGCGCACTGGGGGGGCGTAGAACATTTGTTTTTGGCCCTCTTCAATGGTTGCTAGATAACGGAAAGCATCGGCGGCATGACTCGACCAATCGTGAAGCGGTCTATCGCGCCAGCATCCGAGCTTGTCGTTCCACTCTTTACGATATGACTCTAGGCATTTTATACCCTGTTCGCATTTTTTGGCATCGAATATGCAGCGATCAAGTGCTCGCCGTGCGTCTTCAATACCTTCGTCAATAGTGCGTCTTGCAACCACCTCAAAATTAACACAGAAGCGTTCACCATCAATGATAAAACCATCGCCAGCAAGCTCTCTTCGGCTTCTGCCATTTCCAGCAAACTCTCGGTTATCAATATCGTGCGGGGCGTAGTGACTGCCGTAGGTGTAACCCTTGGCTTTCAGTATCCCGAAATAATGCTGTAATCCTTCGCCACTGTTTTCGTAAAAATCAATCAGGTGTATTTCTTTACCGATCCGCTGATAGAACCAAATCGCGGTAGAGTCGCCCACCCCCAAATCCCAAGCGGTATGCACAGGCGAATCGTTTTTAAGTGCTTGGCAAATGCGACCATCGGCATATATTTTGCTGAACTGCTTGGCATAGTAAGCGCCCTCGATAGATTGCTCGAAAGCTTCTTCTGGTGTGCTCGGATATTCCCGCTTCATATCATCGCCAAGGGTGCGCCATTTCGCGCTATACCAAGCTTTTTTGCGATCTGTTAGCGCTATGCCGTGCTTGCCCTCAAGCTCACTGAAATAATCGCCCAAAGCGTTAGCAATATCGCCATCGACCTCATATTCAGGCCGCAGCCACCAAGAAAAGAAATGAAACTTAAAATCCAGCTTGCTAGGCGTTGTTTGCTTGCGAGAACTGGCACAGTAGTCGTAAAAGTAGCCTTCCCGCCCTTCTGCGGTTGATTCGATAGTAATGTCGCCATCAATACCAACAGCCTCAAAAGCGCCCGTAACGATTTCCTTAGCCTTCTCTGGAAACTTGCGGCATATCTTGCCGAACTCTGAAACGTGAAGACTTTGAATTGTGCCGCCGCGATAACTAACGCTTACCTTGATGCTCGACCCGTTGTTAAACACATAGCCGTTATCTTTATCATTTGTCGGGATTGGCAAATCGTAACCAGCCTCGGCAATTAGCGCGCGCTGATCTGGCGTGATGTTCTGGTAGGCGAATTTTATTTTATTCCTGAATATGTCTTTTGCGTCCTCTAAATTATGGCAAATACAGCCCGCTGAGTGGTTTTTAGTAAACAGGCAATCGTCAAGGTCGCTAATCATTTTAAACGTGGTAAAACCAAGCTGGCGAGCCTTGAGGATGATGTCGCGCCCATGATAGCCAAGATAAAAAGCTTCTTGCTCTTGGTTGGGGGTGAAAAGAACCTTTGCACCTGATTTGTCTTTGATGTGGTACAGGGTGTTTAGCCGAAACCACTTGTAAGTAAGCGCATCAGCTAAATCTGAAATCGACAAAGAGCCAAGATTTACTAAATAATCTATGGCCTTTAGGTGGTTAGCGTTTGGAGCCACCTGTTAGGCGCTCCGCTAATGACTCTTCGATTTTGTGGGTTGTTTCTTGCTTAATCTCTTGCTTATCGCACCAATCGAAGTTGTTTTTTAAGTTGAAAATGACGCCAGTAACGTTATTGCCGTACAGTCTTTGTTCAAGCGCAACCTCTACGCGAGTGCGAGCCTTTTTTATTGTGGGGAAAAAGTCATCTTTGTTGGCATAGTTTGTGATTGTCTTTCTATCCACACCAAGACTAAGAGCAAGACCGCTCATTGTTGGCGCGTACATTTTGGCTTGTTGTTCGCCACCAATCTCAATGTAAGCATCGGTTTCAAAGTAAAGCTCTATTGCTTGTTCAAGCTCTTCAACCGTTTTAAATGCTAACGGCCTGCCCATGCTTTTCTCTTGCTCGTTTCCACTGGCCACTGACCAATCCTCACGCTATCACGGCACCGCCGCTAATAGTGTAAGTATACCATAACTCAAAAATAAAAAAGCCCCGAGTGATCGAGGCAAGGAGTTTTACGACAGGGTGAAAAGTTTAAACCGCCAACTGAGTAACCGTAATCGTCATGGCCGCGCCAGTGCCCGCATGAGCAACGTTAATCGCTGACAGGCCTGCGCCATCGATGATCTTCTCGTCTGATGCCGTGAGGTCAATCGTAGCCGCTGGACTGAATGCCGTGAATCTGGTTGCGCCTATGATTTTCTTTGTAAACGTCAAGGTGCCTGTGATGTTGCCAGTGACAGCAACGACAGTTCGGGTAAGCGTATGGTCTGGATCTAGCACGATGTCGGCATTAGTGCCAGCCGTTAACGTTTGCTTTGTGGTTACTGATCTTACTGACATAGCGCCCCCTGAATTGGTTTTGTGAATTGTAGCGCGAAAAGCGGGAATAGGCAAAAAATAGGTTAAAAATATCGTTGCGGTAGAATTGTAAGGCTTTG